ACTGGATCGACGGCGACGAGGACAACACGCCGAAGCCGGTTGAGGGCGAAGTGACGTGTGCCGCGTGAGGCCGAACGCAGAGTTGAGCCGCTGACGGCGGCGCTACAGGAGCATGAAGATGGAACAAAGCAGCCCGCCGACGGCAGTCGGCTCGAACGCAGGGTTAGGCGGCTTCTTCTCGGAGGCAGACATTGCGGCGTCGATCATGAGCGGCGAGCAAGAAGGCCGCGCTTACCGCGGCTACTGCCCGAAGTGCGGCAACTTCACGCTGAAGCTGGTGCACCGCGATCACGGCATGGCCGCGAAAGCCTGCAACGCCTGCGGCGTCTTGGTGGTGTTGAAAGACGCCTAACCAAGAGCTGAGCGGCGCCGCAGGCGTCCGGTCGAGCGAACGTTAGGCTACGCCGATCAGGGCGCCGGCTTCAGCGCGCGGTACTGCCGCTCGCAGACGTCGCGGGCCCGGGCGGCACCGTCTGCAAACTCGATAGTTGCCGCTTCAGCCTCGTCCAGCCTTCGGCGCAGGTAGGCTGACAGATCGCGGGCCGCGACGGCTCCTGCGCTTCCTGGGCCAGATCCGGGATCGCCGCTACATGCCCGGGCCTCGAGAGCGGCGAGACGGTCGCGCAGCTCGCCAGCAGCAGACTGCTGCTCGAGCAGAGCAGCGCGAGCGCGCGCCGCAGACTTCCTGGCTTCATCGATCGCCCCCTTCTTTTCCGCCTCGCGGCGTGCCGTTGCCGCCTTCGCCTCCGCCGCGCTGGCCGCCTGAGCAGCAGCCGCGGCGACCTCGGCGTCCCGGAATTTGGACCGCTCGGAGAGCGCCGCGTGCCGGTTGAACCCGCCCCAGATCACGGCGGCCGCGAACGCCCAGACCCACCAGCTGACGCCGCTGGCCAGACCGAGCGCGCCCTTGATCAGTCCCATTCCGACTCCTCCGCGATCGACTCGAGCTCCGGCAGGTCGACCGTCTGCCCGGCCAGCTCGTGCTGGCAGTCCTTGCAGTAGCGGATCTGCCCGTCCACGATGAAGTAGTGGCAGAGCCCGACCAGGTGCACGGACGGGTGGAACGTCGGCCGCTCCTGGTCGCCGTTGAACGACCACTTGTGCCCGTTGGCCTGCGCGCGCGCGTCGGTCGGGATCACGTGCATGCCCTTGCAGCCCGGGCAGTAGTGGCGCCAGGCCGGCGCGATCGTCGGATCGGAGTAGACGACCTGCTTTAGCTTCACGACCAGCCCTCGCGCCGCTGCTCGCGCCGCTTGGAGAGGATCCAGAAGCCCACGCCGATCAGCACCAGCGCGAGCAGCGCGCCAGGCGGCACGCCGATGAACTCGGCCACCGTGCCCACGGCGCCGCGGATGGCACCCAGAGCACCCCGGACCGGCTCCAGCGCCGCCGTGACACCGTCCGCCGCGCCCTTGACCCCTTCCAGCGCCGGCGCCAGCTCGGTGGCGGCGGTGACGGCGCCGGCGGCCACGGTGACCACGGAGCCCTGCGCGATCGGGGAGCGGGTGAGCTTCGATTCACCCTCCACCGCCTGCGCGGTGCGTTCGAACCCGGCCTCCGGCGTGAGGTAGAGCGACGCCTCCCGGGCCCGCCTCGAGGTCAGGCCATTGAGCACCTCGAGCTGACCGGTCGCCGGGTTGCGCGCCTTGTTCCACAGGGAGAACGCGCGCGCCGCGGCCGCCCGGTTGCCGGCGTTGTGCTGGCGCAGCACGGTCGACCGCGCGAACGCCTCCAGGCCAATGTTGTACGCCAGGAGCACGAAGGCCCCCAGCTCGTTCGGGGACGGCGGCACCGTGCACAGCTCGAGGATGGCCGCCACGCGCTCCTCGAGGTCCTCGAGCAGCCACCGGTCGGCCTGCTCCTTGGTGCAGGTCGCGCCGGGCCGGACGCCGTCGGTTTCACCCCACCCGTAGGTCCAGACGCCGGCCGGGCACCGGTATGCGACCAGCGCGCACCCGCCGTCGGGCCCCTGCTCGTAGTCGGCCAGGATCGCCAGCGCCTCCTTGGGGATCGGCCATGGCAGAGACGGATCGGGGAGCGGGAAGCGCAGGGTCATTGCTCGCTCCTTCGGCCGCCGGCGGCGTGCCGCATGTGCTCAGTCGAGAGCGGCCGCGGGCGCTCCGTGCCAGCCGGTGGGGCGTAGCGCCAGCGCGCCAGGCTGAGCAGAAAGAAGACCAGCACGCCAGCGGCCACCGATGCGGTGCCCCAGGCGGCGAACTTGGTGAACGAGAGCAGAAACGCGTTGAACATGCCCAGGGCCAGCGCAGCGTGCTGCAGGAACACCCGCACCGCGGTGACGCCGCGCATCATCTTTTCGATGCGGCAAGCGATCATCACGCACCCGACGACCAGCATGGCGTCGGCCGCCACCATCGGCAGGTTCCCGAGCATCAGGTGGAACAGGATCAGCAGTACATCGCCGCCGCTCATGGCTTGGTCCCTCCGCCTTGGAGTGCCTGCCACTTCTCGTACAGCTTCCGACCGATCGCCGCCCACTTGTCCGGGGCAGCGGAGATCAGGAACGCGACCGGCAGCAGGAAGCCGGTGAAAGAAGCGTCCGTGTAGTCGACCAGGCGCGCCGCCAGGAACTGCGATGCCGGCACGGTCACGCCAATGCAGATGATCAGCGTGATCAGAGCGTACACCCACGCCGGGAGCTTTGACTCCATGTCGCGCCGGTACAGCCCGACCAGGAGCCCGGCGAACCACCCGAGCAGGATCAGTGCGTAGGCCGCCAGGAACTGGCCCGCGCGCGGTCCCCAGAGCAGGCCGGCGATGGTCAGCGTGGCCGCCCAGAGCGACAGGTCGACGTCAGGTAGGGGGGTGGGTGCGGCCATGCAGGCTCCGATAGACGTAGAGGGAGAGCCAGAAGACGACCACGATGCCGATCGCCCCAAGGTCGAGATCCAGGCGCGCGCTGCAGATTGACTGACCAGGCGCGACGGGCCAGGGCCGGTGCATGAACGCGAACGAGCACAGCGCGACCTGCACCTCCTCGACGGACCACCACAGGGCCACCAGCGTGAGCGCGCTCGAGCGCGGCGCCAAGTGGTGCACGGTCCAGATGAGGGTCAGAAGCGCGAGCGCCCCCAGCGCCTTGGACGCCAGGCCGCGCAGCTCGGGCGGCCAAGCGTCGTAGAGGTAGTGCCGCGCGCCCATGGCCAACAGCAGCACCGCCGCGACATCAGAGCGGTTCCTGGGGACCACCGCCACCTCCGAGCGTTTGCGGCTGGGACCACTTCATGGGACGGCCGAACAGCAGTCGCAGCGCGTCGACCAGCGGCACGCCGCAATCGACCTTAAGGCGCCAGGCGAAGTAGCCGGTCGACAGCAGCATGCCTACCACCAGACCGATGAGCAGCGAGAGCAGGTTCATGGTCAGCCCCAGGAGTTGCGGTGCGGCGGATTATCCACCCGTCGGCGCATCGATGAACGTCCGCAGGTCGATGGTCGCGGAGTCCTGCACCGCCAGGGTGACCGCGTCGCGGATCTCGAAGAAGATGATGCGGATGGCGGCCCGGTCGGTCGACGGATCGACGTACCCGGTGGTCAGCTCCCACGTTCGCGCGGTGCCCAGAGCCTCCCAGCTGCCGATGGTCCCGGTGAACGTGACAGGCGAGCCGCCGTCGGTATCGGTGAGCAGCGTCGCGCGCACCTCGTAGTCGTCCGCACGCGTCGGCTCGATCTCGCCGTACAGGTTCCACTCGCCCACCGGCGTCGGCGGCAGGTAGAGCGAGCTGTTCAGCGTCGCGTAGGTGAGCAGGCCCGTCGCGCCGAACGTCACGCTGCAGCGCAGGTCGCCAGAGTAGACGGTCGAGTCGGTGACGTCGTACACAGCCGCGTCGAGGATCCGCGGCACCACCAGCGTGCCGCCACCGGTATCGACGCCGCCGGAGTCGTCCGGGAGCCCGACCGGGTCCTGGATCTCGCCAGGGCCAGGCAACAGCGCGTTGTCCGCCAGGTGCACGCGCTCGTCATCGATCACGCCGGTGATGGAGAACAGCTGCGCGCCGTCACCCGTCAGCCCGCCATCGGAGATCGCCTGCACCTTCACCAGCTCGCGCGAGCCGGTCAGCGGACCGAGCAGGAACTTCGGCCGCTCGCGGGTGCCGTCGTCCAGCACCAGGGTGAAGCCCGGCCCATCTGAGAGCGTGACGTCGTACTCCGTCGGGCCGGGCGTGACGCGCTGCGGATCGGTGAGCAGCCCGTCGTCCTTGATGAACGTGATGTACAGGTCGCCGGCGTCCCAATCGGGCACCTCGGAGAGCCCCATCACCAGCGTGCCGGAGTCGTACTCCACCACGTCGCCGGACTGCGCGTAGCCGACCTGATCGGGCACCACGGCGACCGGCGACATATAGGCCGGGAGCATGCCCTGCATTTCGGTTTCGAGCGACGCGATGCGCGGCCGGTAAGCGAGGTTCGCCGCTTCGTACAGGCCCTCGCGCTCGGCATGCTTGGCGCCGACGATTCCCTCGAGCCGCAGGTGCACCGGGTTTGCCATGTCGGACAACTCGACGCCGGGCATCGGACAGGGGATCTCGGTCCACTCGGCGGTGCGGTGGTCCTGGTACTCCACGATGATCCCGTCCGGACTGCGGCGCTGGCGCAGCGTCTCGGAGATGGTGATCCCGGGCTGACAGTTCCGCGGCGTGAAGGCTGTGACAGGAGCATCCACGAACTCGTCGCGCGCGATGCTGATCAGCCCGTTGCGACGGAACACCCGGGAGCGGCCAGCTCGAGCGATGAGCTGCGCAGCGTCCCACCCGTTCATGGTGCTGTCGAAGACGTAGTCGAAGCGGTCCTGGCGCGCGTCCGCCTGCACCGCCAGGTCGTAGAACGACTGCAGGTCGATGCGCGCGTCCGCCTTGTCCATGCCCCAGGTGCTCGAAGTGATCAGGTCCAGGCACCACCACACCCAATTGCGGGTGTGCTCCTCGGCATTCCAGGTCAGGTCGGCGGCCAGCGTTCGGCAATAGGCCTGACAGATCAGGCGGAGGTCCTGGCTGGCCGACTGCGAGAGCTGGCTCGAGGCCCGCATGACCACCTCGAAGTGCGCGGTCTCGGGATTGAGCCGCGCCGGCTCGGCGAGGTAGGCCCGCAACCCGATCCACGCCAGCTCGTGCAGGGCTGACGGATCGGTGTCCTGCACGTCGGTGCGCACCAGCCGGACCTCCACGCGCGCCGCGGTCGGGAGCGTGTACTTCTCCGACCAGCGCTGCGGCGTCGCCGTGAAGGCGGTGCGCGATTCGTTGGCCAGCGTCGTCCAGGCGCCGAGCACCTGCCCGAAGTCGTTGATCTCGCGATACTCCACGCGCCAGGTGACGGTGAGGGCACCGGTCTTGCCCAGGCCGCGCACCGCGGAGACGTCGATGCCGATCGCGCTGCAGGTGCGCCGCGGAGCGCACGCCGCGTAGCCGCCAACGAAGCGACCGGACTCCAGCGTCGCCGACGACACCTCGACCGCGGTGGTGACGTTGGCCAGCACCTCGGTCGGCTGCGTGCCAGGCGGCAGGTACGTCGCGCGGAGCACGTCGGCAAAGCGGGTGATCGGCGTGTTCCCGATCTTGGCGACCACGTCGTGGTTGCCCACGCCGACGGCGAACAGCGCCAGGAAGTACTGGTCGTTGTCGAGGTCCGGGTCGGCATCGGAGTCGCCCGGCCGCGTGCGGTATTCGAAGTAGGGCTGGCATGCGTAAGGCGGCGTGATCTCGCGCTGCCCGCAGATTTTCCAGATCGGCTGGTCGAGCCGGGCCTCGTTGCCCACCAGGCTGGTGGAGAACGCCTCGCCGGTGGTCGATGCCCGCGCCACGGCGGCAGGGCCGATCGGCGGCAGTAGGAGATTGATCGCGAGCTGCGACGCCGCCATCGCGGCGAAGGCGGCAAAGCCCTGCAGGGCAAACAGCTGCGGGATGAACAGCGACGCGATGAGCAGCGCGCCGCGCAAAGTGTCCCGGTCCTGGGGCACATCGTGCCACTCGATCACGTCGCCGGGCTGCGTGAGGCTTTCCCAGGACTCGCGCAGCAGCCACTCGCCGTTCACGCGACAGACCAGAATGCCGGCGTTCTTCGGGGCCACGCTGGAGATGGGCACCCCCACCGGCACCGGCACCATGTCGGTCGGCTTGATCTGCTGCAGGGGGACCGGCGCAAAGCCGCTGACGGGTTGCAGGTTCACGCACGCCTCCACAGTTCGGTGCTCATGCCGGACGTGGCGTCGCGCCAGTGCTCGAGCACCACGCCAGCCTCATGGGCGGAGTGGAGCACGCGCAGCCCGCCGTTCGCCCGCACGACCAGGCCGCAGTGCAGCCGCACCAGCGACCGCATGATCACGATATCGCCGTCGGCCGGGGCGGTGCCGTCGGGCATGCGCCGCATTGCCGATGCTCGAGCGCACGCCAGGATCGCTCGAGCATTCTCCGGCGAGCTCGGCGCGCCTTCGTTCACCGCCACCGGCGCGAAGGCGATGCCGTGCACCTCGCGGAAGACGTGGCGCACCAGGCCCCAGCACGAGAACGCGTCGGGACCATCGCCGTGCGGATCGCGCGCGTGCGGCAGGCCCACGTAGGCGCCGACCCAGCTGCTCATCGCTGCAGCCCCGGATACTCGGCGCGACGGAACGTGATCGCCGGAATGGCCAGCGTGCCGTCGTCATCGAACTGCGCCGCGAGCTGCAGCGCGGGCCCGACCATGTCGACCGAGGTCAGCTCCACCTCGAGCGGCGGCAGCAGAGCCGGCCCGGACAAGTCGTCGCTGGCATACACCCGCTCGATCAGCGTCCACGGAAACTGCGAGCCGCGCGCGGCGTCCAGGAGCGGCCGCATGAGGCCCGCGAGATCCGGCCGCGACATGGAGATCTTGGGTGACTCCGGCTGGTCGGATTCCTCCGGCCGGGTGACGGTCATCGGGCATGACAGGAACTGCACCTCGGCGCCCGGATTGCGCGCCGCGGCGGCCTCGATGAACGCGGAGAGGTCGGCGTTGTCGTTCACGAAGTAGACCGCCGAGCTGAGGGTCGGGTGCCACAGCTCGTAGGCGTAGAGCATCTGCCGGTAGATTGGCGCCACGGCGGCAGCCTCCTGCAGCGCCTGCGCGAGCGTCACGCCCCTGCGAATGATGTCTGGCATGGATCAGGCCCAGGTGATGCCGATGGCGTCGGAAGCGAAGGATGGCGCAGCGCCGCCGGCGGCGATCGTCTTTGCGGCGTTGAGAGCGCGCCAGAACATGAGGTTTCCGGAGACTATCGCGTCGAGCAGCTCGCCGTGCGTCGCCACGCCCTGGTTCGCCATCGGCGCCGGGAACGTCACCGCGGCCTGATTGCCGATGCGGCCACCGGTCCCGGAGCTGGCGTCGGTCACCAGGCCGCCCTGCGTCGGCGTCCAGCCAGAGAGTGTTGATGGGATCGCCTGCCGCGCGTAGCCTCCGACACCCGGCTCGAGCCCGCCCGCAGCGTTCGTCGGGGCGGTGGTGGTGTAGGCCGCATAGAGGTTCGCCGGCCACACGTACGCCTCGTCGCGCCAGATCAGATCGATCAGGCGGTTGGAGAGGTAGTCGGACATGCCGCCCGCCACGCCGAAGTCGAAGATGATCGTCCCGGGGTCGAACGAGATCGCCTCGCCTTCCACGATCGTCCGAGGATCCATGTCAGCCCACGCAAACAGGTTTGCGCCATCGAACAGGCCCACTGCGATCGCCGGCCCGCTCCAGCCACCGGCGCCGCCGGTGCCGAAGTCGATCAGGCTGTTGTTCGAGGTCCGGTGCGAAGTCCCCGAGCTCACCAGCGTCGTCGCGGCACCCTGCGTACCCGCCCATTCGGTGAGCGAGCGCGTGGACGATTGACCAGCGTATCCCGTTCCCGTCACCTTCGTGTGCGCGGAGTCGGACACGGAGGTGAGCAGATGCACGGTCCAGGCGCCAGCGAGCGTCATACCCTGGCCGCGCGCAAGGTCGGCAAGTAGATTCTCGGCGTAGTTGGTGAGATGCGACATCAGGCCCCCTGGATGTTCCACGCGGTGAACCCCGTAGGGACCGCATTGGAGAAGCGATCGGCTCCCGTGCGAATCGCGCAGCTATAGGTCGACTCAATGTTGTCGCCGTAGAACGAAAGCCAGAAATCAGCAGCGAACCCCGTTATCGCTATTCCGCCCGTGCCAGCAACAGGATCTGCCCCACCCAGCCACGTCCCATTCTTGCCGAAGTAGATGAAATTGGAGAATGCGTCCAGAGCGATCATCATGACATCGCCGCTGGCGATCGCCCCGAGGTTGTCGACCACCACCCCGTCGACGTAGACGTCGCCGCTGAGATCCAGCGCAGCACCGTCCGAAGCACTGCCTGGATTGGTGCGCGAGACACCGCACTGGACCTGCGCGGCGCCACCCTCGAATGCTGAGAACGTCGGCACCAGCTCGGCGTAGTACTTCCCGTCTCCGAGGATCCCCTCGGCGGCCTCGATCGACACTACCGTCGCCGGCGCGCTGAAGGTCGCGGTGAAGTCACCGTCCGTGAAGATGACCGTGCCCAACTCGTTGGCGCTGTTCCATGGATTCGATGGGACACCGGAGTTGGGACCGTCGATCACGCTCAGGCCGCGCCCGCGCTGCTCGAGCAAGCCCTCGATGCGCCAGCGACCGCCAGGCACGAAGCGCCAGCGAGGCTGCTCGATGAACCGGAACACAGCCGGAACCGCGCCCTGTGGAAGCGGCCATGTCGCGTTGAACCACGCTCCGCCCTCGTAGATCTGCACCCGCCACCACTGCTCGAAGATGGCCGCATCCGCCGGCGAGAGCGGAGGCCAGGTGGCACGCACCACCGCTAGGCGGTCAAGGGAGAGCGCACGCGCCTCGCGCGGCCGGTCGGCGTTCGAGAGCTGCGCGCGGTCGAACGGCGTCACGGTTTCCGTCTGGGGGACCGGGAGTCCGGAAGGATAGTCGGTGGCCATTTCAGGAGGTCTCGTCCACGAAGCCATCGAGCGCTGCGTCGATCTCCATTGCCATGTCAGCCGGGATCGTCGGTGTCGCGCTCCCGAGCAGCGGCGCGCGGATCTCCATTGCCAAGCTGCTGAGGTCCGGTCCGGTATCGAAGGGGCCCTCGATGAGGTACAGCCTGCCGAAGACCCGCCCGCGACCGTAGTGCATCATTTCGGTCTGGAACTGCACCCAGCGCGCCGTCCACCAGGACAGGCTTGGCCAGACGCCGGAGGTCGGCCCGGGGCCCTGCGTTGCCACGCGCGCGGCGAACAGCTCGGTGCCGGCCTTGAGCGTACCCTCGTACCACTCGTACACTGCCAGGAGCGGCGCCGCCTCCAGGAACCAGACGGCGTCGACCATGCGCTCGGGCTGACTGCGCACGGCGCGCGGCCGGCTATGACCGGTCTGCATCTGCACCTGCGCGTAGCGGGAGAGATTCTCGATCTCGTGCCCATCCGCCAGGAATACCGGCGCCTCGGGTGGAGCGATGATGGTCGGCAGCGCCACGTCAGGCTCCGCCGCGCCGCGCCAGGCCGCGGTTCAGGTTGAGGCCGGCTGACTTCAGGGCCACGGCGGTCGAGCCGGTGCGCGACGCGATGCGGCGATCGACCTCGCGCACGGCGGCGTCCACGATGAAGCGCACGTCGCCGTTGGACTGGCGCTGCTCCTGGATCCGCGCGCCGTGATTCTCGATGATCGTCCGGGGCTGCTGGCCGCCGGTGAACATGCTGTTCGGGAGCACGCGGCCGCTGGTCGACGGACGGAACAGCTCCGGGCCATTCTCGCCGACCAGGAGCGCGCCGCCCACGTTGCGGTGCGCGTCGCCGCCGCCAGCGCGACGGCCGCGGATCATGTCGCCAGTCTGTGAGAGCGCGGAGTCGCCGGTGGTGATGCCCACGCCGCCGCCAGAGAACGCCGACACCGCCGCGCTGATCAGGCCACCGATCAGGTCATTCCCGCCGGCGGCCAGGGGCTCGATCAGGGGCCGCAGGACGGTCTTGGCGAACTGAGCCTTTAGCTCGTTGATGAAGATTTCAGTGAGGTCCGACCCCTTGCGGTACCCGTCCAGGATGCCCTGCTCGATGGAGTCGGCCAGCGCGGTCGACGCCTTGCTGCCGGCCTTGGCGACCGCCTCGTCGTTGCGCTGCTCGAGCGTGCGCCCGATCTTGTCGCCGATCAGCTTCTCGCGCTCGCGCAGCGCCGCGATCTCCGCCTCGAGCACCTGCAGGGTTTCGTCCGCGGCACCGTTGGCGGCGCGCCGCGCCAGCTCCTCCTCCTTCAGCGCGCGCAGCGAGCTGATCCGGGCCCGCTCCACTCCGAGGATGCCCAGCTCGTCCAGACCGATGAGCGCGATCTCCTTCCGCAGCTCCTCGTTTCCCTTGGTGAGCGCGTCCAGGTTGTCGAGCTCGGCCTTCGAACGCGCGGTGAGGCCCGCCACCTCGGAGTCGCGCAGCGCGATCGCCACCCGGGCCTGGTCGTTGGCCTGAGCTTGCGCCAGGATCTGCGCCTGCAGCTTCGGGGTGATGCCCGTCAGGCGCTTGGCTTGAATGTCGTTTAGCGCCTTCTCGTAGTCGGTCAGCTTCGTGACCTGCTCGCCGGCCTTCTGCAGCGTCTCCAGGTACTTCTGCGCTTCGCTCTGCGCGGTGCCGTCCTTCTTCGGCTTGCCGACGGCGCCGTCGAACTCGATGCGCGGCCGCCGCGCCAGGCGCGCGGTCTCGGCGCTGGATTGGTTCGGATCCGGAGCGGCGGCCGCCTTGGCGACGGCACGGAGCCGGGCCAGCCGCTGCGAGAACAGCTCGGGACTGAGCACGCGCTCGAGGTCGGCCCGCGCCTCCTCCGCAATCGCCTTCACCGCCGCGTTGTCGCCGGCCAGCTTCGCCTGCGCCGCGGCCACGCCGCTGCCGATGTAGATCCCGAGCGCCTGGAAGATGCGCGTCACACCCTGCGCGGAGTCAATGACGAAGGCCAGCGCCGTCACCGCGGTCTCGGCAAACTGCTGGATGGGCGACTCGCCGGCGAGCTTCCTGCCCGCGGAGTCGACGCCGATGAACTCCTGCACCAGCTCCTTGGCGGTGGCGGACAGATCGTTCAGCGCCGGCAGGACGTCCACTGCGGCCACCGAAGCGTAGGCTTTCAGCGTCGCGGTGAGCTTGCCCTGGCGGTCCTTGTAGGCGTCCGCCAGTTCGATCTGCTGCTGCGTGAGGATCACCTGCCGGCCGCCGGCGTCCTCGTAGGCTTTGAAGACCCGCAGCTGCTCGGCGCCGGCCTTGCCGAACAGCGCCAGCGCTACCGCGGACTTCTCCGGGCCATCGGCGAACGAGTTAAACGCCTTCGCCAGCGCGTCGACGCGCGCGACCGGGTCAAGCCGCTTGAACTCCTCGATCGGGATGCCCAGAGCCGCCAGAGCAGCGCCGGCGGCCTTGGACTCGTCGTCCACGCCCGACAGGTTCTTCGTGAGCTTCAGCGAGGCCGCCGCGATCGACTCGATCTCGACGCCGGCGATGCCCGCGATCTGGGTGAGCGACGCGAGGTCCTCCGCGGTGGCGCCGGTTTCTTCTTCAAGGTCCTTGAACTTCGCCGCGCCCTCCACCAGCGCGTCGAACGAGAGCGCCACGCCGGCGGCGGCCAGGGCCCCGATGAGCTGGCCCTTGATTGAGCTGGCCGTGTCGAGCGCGTCCTTCTTGAACTGCTTAAGCTGCTTCGAGGCACGCTGCGTGTCGGTCACGAAGCTGCCCGTCTTCATCAGCAGGTCAATAATTATGCTTCCGGCCGCCACGGTTTACCCCTTCCTGCAAGCACCCAGGTGCCAGCGTCCAGCATTGAGGATCGATACCTCCGCACCGCACTTCAGGCAGCAGAGCATAGGAACTGGAATGCCGCGCCTTCGCTGCGACATCTTCTCCCGCGTCTCGCCACGGGGTCGTTTTCCCAGCTTGGCCACAGAGAGCTTCAAGCGATGCTCTGCGGACTTCGGCTTGCCTGACAACGCCGCCGAAACACTCGGGCGGCGCTGTCCACGCTGCTTGGCCGCCCGAGCCTCGATAGACGCGGCGGCAAACTTGAAGCCCGACATTCCACCGCAACCGCCAGAGGTCATATTTGCCAACGAGACGCCCGCACGCTTCAGCTTGGCGATCAGCTCCGCCTCGACCAGTCCGGCAAGGTCCTCGTCCAGGCCGGTTGCAGCGTATTCGACCAGCACGCCGCCAGCCGCGTCCCTGGTAGCGCACCACAGGGCATTGCGTCGCTGCATGACGGTCGCACGGTAGCCGCTTCCCTTGCCGACGTAGAACACCGCGCCGTCGTCTTGTCGACGGTGCAGGTACACGTAGAAGTCGGCCATGCGTTACCCCTTGCCAGGCGGCGTGAACCCAAACGCCTTGAACGTCTCCAGATCGGCGTCGCTCATGTGCGCGGTCGCCGGATCCGGCGAGAGCCAGTCTATCCGCGTCTGCAACATGTCCGGCGCTTGGCCAGGACCAGCGGCAGAGTGAGCGACCAGCGCCGCCGGCCGATGGTACCGGTGCAGGTCATCGAACGGGTACAGCCGGTAGTACTCTCGCCAGGCAATGAACTCGCGACGGCTTATCGTCCTTTTCCATTCCGCGACCGACCGGCCGCCGAGCGCGAGCGCGAGGGTGAACCAGAGCCAGTGCTCGCCCCTGGCTCGGAGCTTTTTGTCTCCGAAGCGACGACCTGCGCGCCGTAGGTGTTGACCTCGAGCAGCGCGGCGAACATTGCGCGGAAGACAGGACGCCGCAGCAGCACCACGCGGTCGTAGGGGAGCGCCTGCTTGCCGTCGGCGGTCACCAGGCCCTGAGAGAGCAGGCGCGCCGCCGCGGCACCGGCCACGTTCGCGTCGGCAGAGTTGACCTGAGCGGCGTAGACCTCCCACGCCACGTTGTCCAGGTGCCGGAAGTGGAACACATGCTTCGAACCGTCCGACAGGCGGATCGTCTTCTCCGCGATCTCCGCGGAGACGAACAGGGAGTCGTCCATGCGACCCCCGATCAGGCCGGCGTGTAGGCGAACAGCTGGACGTCGCCGGAGCGCTGCAGCGTGAGCGTGCCGCGCACGATCTCGTTGGTCGCCACGTCGAAGTTCACGTCCGCAATGTAGGCATCGAAGCGGAACGAGGAACGGGTGGTCGGCGCGACGATGACGCCATCGGTGTCCAGAGTGGGGGCCTCGGTGCTCTCGGAGAGGCACGCAATCCACTTCAGGGTTTCGCCGGCGCGCTTCAGCTCCAGGAGGTTCTGGTGCGAGAACTCGCGGGGAATGAAGTTGAACGGAACGGAGACGCTGCCCGGGTTGCCGAGGCCACCGGCGTACTCCTTGTCGCCGACGGTGTCGAGGCAGGTGATCTCGATCTGGTCCTTCGCGCCGCCCAGGCCCTGCACGCCGGTGGGACAGGCGAGCTTGATCAGGTCGGGTTGCGAGCTGGTGACCGAGGCATCCACGAAGTAGAGCTCGGTCCCTTGGGTCTTGACGGTGCCGACGGTCATGATGGGAACCTTTCGAGGTAGGGGCCGCGCGACGGCGGCCAGGTGGGGAAGGCGGGATCGTTCAGGCTTCGCGCGGGAGCCAGAAGTCGAAGTCCATGGAGATCCGGTACAGGCGAGTATCCACGTCCCGGGTCAGTCCGCGCAAGGCAGTCATGTGGGTGACGGTCTCCATCTGGTCGCGGACCGCCTTGGCGGCGTCGACGCACTCTGCGTCGCCCCGGGCAAAGACGTCGATCTGCACCCCGTTGCGGTCGTGGCTCGGCGTGCTGCTCAAGTTGTTTTCCGGCACGCCGGAGACGAGCAGCCAGGTCGCGTAGGGCTTCACCTCGGGCACGTTGCCGCCGGCCTTGGGCGGAGGGAGCTGCGGAGCCTCGCCGTGCCGGTAGACGCGCGGACGAGCCCCGAAGATGGCTCGCACGGTGGCAGAGTCCTGCAGGGTGGTGAAGATGGGCGGGAACATCAGGCAGCTCCGTTCTGGCGCGCCAGCCGGCGCACCACGCGATCAATGTCCTTGATCAGCTCCGACTCCACCGTCTGGATCGCCTGCTGCGCCTTGGCTGCGAAGGCGGGCCGGAGCCAGGGCTCGGCCTGCTGCTTCTCCGAACCGTACTCCAGGAGGTTGGCGGTCGCCAGCGTCGTGGTCGTAGGGCCAGGACGCTGGTACGTC